CACCTCCGTAGAGAACGTCCCTCTCAGGGGCTGCTAGGAAGTCTGTCTGTGGCCCAGCATTAGGTTTGAATATAACATTGTTATTAACTTCGTCTTTTAAAGCTTTTGGTACTTTGTCTAGTATATCTTCGGTTATGACTTTACTAGCATTCGCCTTGTCTAGTTTGTTTAGAGTTTCCTTAGATGCATTGAGTGAGTCTCGTTTAGCAACTAGCTTCTGTCTTATTCTCTCCGCAGACTTCTCTTTAGTTCGTACAGATCGTCTAGCCTTTAACTTGGCTTTAGTTTCTGAATGGTAGTTATAGCCTCTACTTTTTGAACCTTTAGGTCTTCCGGTCTTCTTTCGGGGACTACCGTCCTTCTTGAGAATAAAAGACCCATCTTCATTGGTTTGGTAGTCCTGTGGGTTCTGAGTCCAATCTTCCACTATTCTCCCTCTATGCGGTCTAGGACAGCGAGGGCATTAGTAAGGTTCAACACTGCTTGCGTGGATTTCATACACGCCTCTGGTGTTGACATTATTGTTATTGCTGCTGCTAGTTTGACTATTGCTTTTTCTATTTCATCTTTCATAGGGTTCTAACTCCTGTGTTGTTGTTTTATCTATTATTGACTTTAGCCCTACGTGACTAAGGGTTCTGCCTGTCTTGTGTTCTATCCATTGACTGCCTTCGCGTAAAGATAAAGACTCATTGTTGACTAAGGTTGTGACAACCTTTAAAGTATCCAGCTCAAGCTGTATAGGTTCAAGAGTCTTGTTGTCCTCTTCGTTAAGCCTATAGCCAAAAGGTATTGTGCTACTTGATCTCTTTCGCGTCACCATTTATGATAATCTCTTCCTTAGCGGGTAGTATGAACAAACCACCTTCTACTTTATGTTTTACATCTAAGCGTTCTTGTTTTCCTAAGCCGGTACGGTCTAGAATAGTTTGAGCAGCTTGTAGCCTCATGTTTGCTTGAGGTATGGGTGCATTAGAGTCCATTATGTCTACAAGCTTCATCGCTGCTTTAGGTGCGGATTGAGCGAGAATGTTAGAGGCGAGGTCGATTATTTCATTTTTAAGTGCGTGGGCGACTTGCCAATGTCCGTTCTCTGAATAACCCGCGAGTCTTGCAGCTTCCTTTGGATCACCTCCTGTTTCAACTAAGTTGTCTAAGAAGGTTTGTTGCTTTGTTGTTAGTTCTTTTTTCATAATGTAGATAGTATACACACTGGTTAACAGTTTGTCAAGCTAAATATAAAAATAAATAACTTGACAAATGGAGAAGAAGTCTCTATAATACTTATATGACCTCCTTGGTCAACCCCTAGTACAGAGAGAGTAAATATAAGTAAAATATACACACTCCTCTAAGCCAATAAGTAAATCTATATAAATTATACTCATGTTTCTTGTTCTCCCCTCTAGAGGGACTTTGGAGTCTTTAGAAGTCCCGACCTAAATTCTTGCTAGACCTCCGAAGACTTTAGAAGTCCCGCCCTAACTACTTAACATCTACCTGTTTCTAAAATGTATGTATATTAGTATATATATAGGGGGGGTGGCATGGCCTCCTGCCCTCCCCTAGAGTCTAAAGAGACTCTAGAGTTCTCCCGAAGCCAACACCTTAGAGTCTCTAGAGACTCTAGAACCTCCCAAGTCCCTAGAATCTAAAGAGATTCTAAAGTAACTCCCAAGAACTCCATAGAGCTATGCTCTAAACTTTCTAGTTTACATAAATCTCTAGAGATTTATGAGTGTCTAAAGTAAACTTTAGAGTCTCTTGAATCCTTTAGATTCAAGAGTTTAGCTACTAATTCCATAATATCTATAAACTCTCCAAAGAGTTTATAAGTTCTAGTTAATTATACACGAATTTCCGCATGATTTATAAAATAAATTCCTATGTGAGAAACACATGACACTCGCGCCTTCAAGTATCTAAAGAAACTTTAGAGTCCCTGAACAAAGTGAAGGGACTAGAAAGGTTTCCAAAGGTTCCGGCAAAAACTTTAAAACTCAACAGGAAAATTCAACATGAAGAAATTATTACTTAGCTTCGCTACTAACCCCTCGCTGAAATTAGTTAAACGTATTGAAAATTATGCTAGAAAACATCCGTTTTCTGTACTGGGTTTGAATGCCACAGAAAATAGTATTCTTGACGATGTTTTAGTTTTAGCAGAAAATATTTAATTATTATTATATCAAAAAAGAAACTTTTAAGTCCCTTCGCTTTGTGAAGGGACTAAAAAGGTTCCCAAATGTTCCACCGGCAATTTTGCCACGATGTCAAACGAGGTTACACCATGTCAAATTTTAATTTCGCTACAATTGATTCATCCAAGCCAGCTTCTTTGAAGCAAATCTTTGCAATTGCAAGCCGCTTCACTCCGATTGCTGCCAAGAAACTAAAAGTTTCTGGGGTCACTATCAACAAGATTTTAAGACCTAGAATCACAGCTTCGCTGCAAAGCTTGGAGCCATCTCACGGTCAAATTCAGACTTGGTTCAAATCAACGACTGTGCCAAAAGAGATTTTATCTCTTATAAAGACCGAAGGTCTGGACGGTAAGACAACTGAGCCAACGGCTAAAGCCAAGCCAAAGGCTTCCAAGAAGGTCAAGCCGAAGGCTAAAGCCAAGCCGAAGGCTCCGAAGCAAGACTTTAAAGCTCCTGTAGAGCTTGAAGAGCAGAAGTCTGCTTCTGGCAACAAGTCTTGGAAAGTAGCTTCTAAAGCTACTGAGATGGACCAGAGACTTGTGGTTCTTGAAGCTCTACAGTCTCAACAGACTGAAGATATTCAGACAATAAAGACTGGCATGGAAGCTCTGCTTTTTGCCCTGAACGGCGGTCTTAATTCTTAAATCTTAACTGCCCCCTTCGGGGGGCTTCTTGGAGTTTTATTATGTTTATATATTTTAAATTATTAACTTTATTTTTAAATTCAGAATATGTTTTGTCAGATTATCACGAATACCACAGTCTTAATCGCTCTGATGATATTGATGTTTCAACAAGTTTTGATAATAGAATATTATCAATAAGAGTTACTAAGTCTAAAGGAAAGAGGGGAGCGAAGGTTTATGTATTCAGAACTAAGAATAATTAGTTAATATATATAAAGACTTTTAAGTCCCTTTACGTAGTGAAGGGACTAAAAAGGCTAAAGCCACTTGGAGGCAATAAACAATGTTGAAAATTGAACGTAGAAGCCCATTAACAGGCAAAATGAATACGATGTCTTTATATATTTCAATTTCACAATTACTATCGTGGGAAAGAAAAGAAGGTTTGATTCAAGATATCATGCCTGATTTAAATAATCATGAAAGAGAGTTCTTAATCAGTGGATGTACTAAAGAAGATTGGATTAATTTATATGGAGAAGATGACGATGATTAAAGTAATTAAAATTAAAGTAGTATATGGTTGGCATGGAGAGCCTGACGGCTTTGCTCCTGTAGATAAATATTCTTTCCAAGTTTTAAATATGTTTGGAAGGCATAGAGTTAAATTCACAAGAGAAAATTTAGAAGATTTAACAACTGTAGGTTTTGAAATACAAGCACAACATCCGGTGCTAGGCATATGATAAATAAAGATATATTACTTCGCTTGCAAACTATAAAGTTTCTAAGAGCCGGTAACAAGATTACAAAAGTCACCGAAGGTGACAGAGCAATGAAGGAATTTGTATGGTATAAAGAAACTTATCCTAAAAACTACACTTTGAGGTATCACAAATGATAATTATAGATAGCAGAAATATTCTAGACCATAAACCACAGCTCACTAAACCTAAAACTAGTGACAAATTTCAATTAGATATTAATCTAAATAACGGTCAACGATTTTATAATGTCAGCATCGGTAGAAAGTGGGTCTATTTTAGACCTGTCTTCACCGTTGGTGTCATTAAAAAATCTATTAAAGAAGGCAGGAAGATATTAAATGCTAAGTATTGGAGAGCTGCTCAGACTGATGCCTTTTATAATAACTGCACTGGGCCAAACCGAAGGAAATCACTGCCAAAAAAATGGATGGCGCAGTATTAATATAGATAATATAATACCTTAGAAGTCTTTTAAACCCTTCTAACGAAGTGTAGAAGGGTTATAAAAGACCTTCTAGGCCACCACCACCACCAACGAGGATATACCATGTTGATATTTGATTACCCAAGTAAGAAAGAATTAAAGACTCGCATCGGAGAGCCTTTGAATTATATAGAAACTTCTATGTTCGGAGCTGAATATAGACTTACAGGACAGCTTACAGGCTGCAATAGACCTCATATTACAGGGCATAAAAGAGAATTCTTTGCTAATGTAAATATGTTAGATGGTAAAATTATAGGAGTTAAATAATAATGGAGCTTATGGCATGGCTCGGTTGGATAGCAGTTCCTAAAGATGAAAAACTTTTAGCAACTAGGAGGAAAGTAGGTATGAATATGTTCAGAGATTTAAATGATATTGAGATACAAGAGTTTAGACAATGGGCCAGAGATAATTATAAAGTAAATACTACAATAGAGAGGGAGATTTGGCATCCTCATGTTGTAATGGAATGTGAATTAATGAATGAAGAAGAGCAAGACGAATCAAATAAACTTACTTAACTATATGAGGTAACACCATGATTACATTAACTAAGATTACATTCACAAAGAAAGACGCTAAGATATTAGTAAAACTTTTAGATACAGTAGGCAGAGAATTAAATAAAGATTTAGAAAATCGCTCTGATTCTTTTAAATTTCTTAGTGAAGAAGATGTTAAACGCTTTACTGGGTCTATCGGTTACAAAATTCACAGCAGTAGGGCAGAATCAATAACTATTACTATGAAGGATATTGAAGAAGAATGAAATACAATAAAGATAATTGGAGAGAGACACCTGATGATCC